AGAATACAGCACGAATTTCCCGACCTATTTGCAAGCGGAAAGTCTGGCAAGCCTAAACAACCTGAGACACATTATTGGGTTACAGTCACCAGACAATTTAGATCCAGATTTGAGGAAATCCTTAGAATCTCAAATGGAGATGCTTCAGCTGCTGAACGATTGGTCAAAAGGCCAATATACGAGTACTACTTAATCTATGACACTTGGCTCAAGGATCAAAAGAGAAGGAGAAGTAAATCTCAGTAACTATATTTGCGACAGATAAAAGGTGATTTCTTTGTTTTTCATGAGCTGAAAAAGCCTTCCACATTGGGGGGCTTTTTTTTATTTAACTTTGAGCCATGGCAATTTCAAGTAATGATATTAGAATCAGGTATGTCATTGACACATCTGAACTAAATAAGGCTCAATCTAGCTGGGATAAGCTGACAAAGGAAGAGCAAGACGCTCTGAGTGCGCTAAAGAAGTTCAATACTGAGCTGGACAATACCGGAAAGGAGGCTGCCGATGCTGGCAAGAAGCTAGACAATGCCTTTAGTAAGTCATCAGGAGGCATAAGTGATATGCTTAAGGGGCTTGGCCCATTAGGCCCAGCAATAGCCGGAGCATTCAGTGTAGGTGCTGTAGTTGCCTTTGCCAAGTCAGTAATTGATGTCACTTCTAACTTTGAGCGGCTAGAGGCGGTTCTTAAAAATACTTTAGGGGGAGGCGCTCCAGCCTATCAAGCATTGGAAAACATCAAGGAGTTTGCTAAAACAACTCCATTTTCGGTGCAGGAGCTGACCGATAGCTTTGTTAAGCTAGCTAACCAGGGATTCACTCCTAACATTGACCAGATGCGCAAGCTTGGAGACCTAGCCTCTAGCACTGGTAAAAACTTTGACCAATTGGCTGAGGCTATTATTGATGCTCAGGTTGGTGAGTTTGAAAGGCTAAAGGAGTTTGGAGTTAGAGCTAGCAAGCAAGGTGACATGGTTACCTTTAGCTTTAAGGGAGTAGAAACACAGACTAAGTTTACCAATGAAGCAATCCGAGAGTATATAACTAGCCTTGGAGACTACAACGGAGTAGCTGGAGCTTCTGAGGCCATTAGTCAAACCTTAGGAGGACAAATAAATAACCTTGGAGATGCTTGGGATAGCTTCCTAAATCAGATTGGTACTTTACTTGGGCCTGTTCTTAAAGGAGCTTTGAATGTCACAGCCAACTTCATGAATGACATCAATAAGCTATTTAAGCTTGTTGGCAATGATATAGATGATTTTAAAGATAGAGAAACAAATGCTTTTAAAAATGTTTCAAACAAAAGCTCACAGTACACAGATGCCGAACTGGAGAATAGCAAAAAGTATACACAAGAAAGAATCAAACAATTACAAGCTCAGATTAAAGCCGAAGAGGATGCTGCCGAGGGAACTAGGAAACGATTTGGCCTTATTACTGGATCAATATTAAATTTTGCTGGTCAGACTGGTAAAAAACTACTTTATGGAGATCAGTTGAAATCTTTAAAGGAAGACCTAGCAGTCGCACAAGGAATGCTAACTGGCTATACTCAAGAAGAAAAAACAAGGGCTGAGAATGCGAGCAAAACACAGAAGCAAATAGCAGATGCTCAGGCAGGAACTGCAAAGGCTGCTGAAGAATTGGCTAAGAAGAACAAAAAAGCCTCCGATGATGCAGCCAAGGCAGCGGCAGAGGCATTGAGAGCAGAGAAGGAGCGTTACCAGCAGCAACTAAATCAATTGCAACTGGATAAAGAGATAGAGAGCTTATCAGCTGAGTTAAGAGGCAGTCCAGAGGGCAAGTTGGCAGCAGAGCAACGCTATCAGGAAGGAGTTTACCAACTTAAACTAAAGTATCAGAATAAGGGCATAGGAATTAGTGAAAAGGAGGTAGAGGTTGCCAAACTAACTGCGGAAAGGTCTTTAAAGGCCTATGAAGAAGCCTATGAGAAGCTAAAACTTAAGCCTTTGGATGCGGTAAAGAAGTTCCAGAATGAGGTTGCAGACTCTCAGAAGAAGGCTGAAGAGAAAATGTACCAGGATAGGCTGGCACAGATGAAGAAGTGGCAAGCAGACTATGAAGAAGGACTCAAGAAGGAAGCCGAGGCTAGAGAAAAAACCGAAAAGGACAAGCAAAACAAGATACAAGCATCATTTGAACTAGGTCAAACTCTGGTAAATGGAGGCTTTAATCTATATCAGGCCAACATTAATCGAGAAATGGAGTCACTAAACAAGCGATATGCTGAGGAAGTTAGGCTAGCCGGAGGCAATCAACAGAAGATTGATGAACTTAATGCGCAAAAGGCTGAGAAGGAGAAGGAGTTAAAAGAGAAGGCATGGAAGGCCGAAAGGACAGCAGCAGTGGCAAGGGTAATATTTGAAACTGCCTCATTAGTGGCTAAGTGGGCAAGCAATCCGGTAACTGCTGGACTTGCTGCCTTAACATTAGCTAATCAGGCAGCTCAGATAGGCTTTATTTTCGCACAGAAAATGCCAGAGTTTGCCGAGGGTACTAAGGGCAAGCCATTCGAAGGAGGTATGGCAATGGTAGGAGAGCGAGGTGTAGAGAAGGTGGTCACTAAGTCTGGCAAGGTTTACTTCACACCAGACAAAGCCAGCCTGGTTAACCTACCGGAAGGCTCTCAGGTAGTGCCAAATCACATGCTCACTACTCAGGAGCGGTTCTTAGCCGGGCAATTACTCTCCGGTAGATCATCTTCCGGAAATCCAATGGCAGGACAGTTAAGTGAGATAGGCAACATCTTAAAGAATCTGCCCATTACTCAACTTAACATGGATGAAAAAGGATTTGAGAAGTTTATAAGGACTCCTAGGCGCACAACTAAGGTCTTAAACAATCGGTTTAGAAGTTCACAATTGGTGTAACATTTGGTTTAGAGTTAGATTAGGAAAGAGCTTCTGATATTCAGAGGCTTTTTTTTATGCTAAATTTGGGGCATGGCAAATTGGAAGTTTTACTTAGATGGTAATCAGGTTGAAGAGCCTATTGGCTGGGATGCAATTGAGTTTACAGCTATCCGCATGGAGAGTCACGGCATTGATCAGCCATTCAGCACCGAAGTTAAGTTCTATGCAGAAGGTGCTAAGTACATCAAGAGCATTTATGACCAATACTTCATTAATCAACCCATTGCCATTCAGATTCTATCTAATGTTGGCTACAATGGAAGCCCTTATCAATTCGATGGATTTCTGAACTTAGCCATCTATCAGGAGCATAATGTGTGCGATACTGACACATTTGAAATCACCGTAGGCATTATTGATGATGACTTCAGAGAGAAGTTCAAGGCTAGGCAAGATGTGGAGATAAACCTAAATAATGATAAAGACCTTGATGGTAGCGCAATCGACCCATTAACCTTTAAAAATATAAGGCTGCATCGGCAGGAATTGTATTTGTCTGGGTCAGCTAAGAACTTTTCCGGCTCAACCAACACAATAAACTGGTATGATGCTGTTCTTGTGCCTACTTATTGGCAAAACTCTGACTTTACAGACCAATATGGGAGCAACTTCAACACAACTCAGGCAACAATTAACTGGAATGCTGGGGAATGGGGAGATAGTCCAATATTTAAGAATAACGGAGGCTACTCAAGGACTTTCAATGCTACTTATAACCTAGACTTTACGGTTACCAATAACAATACCTTCAACTCAATTGATGTGAGGGCATACTTTGCCATCATAAATGGAAATACACTAACTCTGCCAATCTATTATGTTCTTCCAGTAACTGTACTAGCAGCTGGAGCAACTCAGACTTATAATCTATCCGGCACTTTATCCGGCATAGTTGTACCAGTAGGTCATACTGTGAATTTTGCAATTGAGGCCAGCTACACAGGCAATCCAAATACTTCTGATGTCACAATTGATGACACCATGACTCTAAAGTGGGAGGAAATCAGTGCAGGAGATTTTGCAAGCCAATGCAATGTGTTAACGATTGAGCAATGGCTTAGGAGGTGCATCTATATGATGACTGGGCAGGATAACATGCTGCTTTCTGATGCATTCAGTGAGGCTGATGATGGGTGTTACTGGAATAATGCTCTGACTAATGGAGCTAGGATAAGAGGACTTGATCCTTTCTTTGGCTTTACCCAATTGCCTACTTCATGGAAGCAGGTGTTTGATGGACTTGATAGAATATTCTGCCTTGGCTGGGCTTTTGAATGGACAGGAACTGACTGGAAGATTAGAGTTGAGCCTAGAGAGTACTTCTACCAGAACCTAATATCTCAGACCTTTACAAATGTCGGAGAGGTAGACCAATCTGCTAAAAGTGAGATGTTGGTTAATAATGTAACCCTTGGATTTACCGACAAGTGGAAGAACATCCAGCTATCTGGAGTTTATGCGATCCATACAGACAGAAACTACTTTATAGCCAATAAGGCAATGGCTGAGAATAGCTCCGCAAAGCTGGACATCAGAAGCGATATAATAGCCGAGGGGTATTGTATTGAGTTTAATCGGAGAGCATCAGTAATAACTACAGGAGGAGCTACTTCAGACCGACCTAATGACTATGACACATTTATAATCTGGCTGACTAGGGCAGAGGTAACACTTGAAAACATAGAAGGCACTTGCTTTAACTTGCCACAGGAAACAGGAACAGTAACTTTTGCCCCTGGTACTATAAGCATGCCATCCAGCTTCATTACTTTCTCAAGTGGCATACTTGACAATCTCTACAACATCTGGCATACACCTGCTCGGATAGCCTTCAGATGGTGGAAAGTGCTAGGAATGCACACATATGGACTAGCAACTCCAGAGCTTCAATATCAAGTAGGCCAATATCAGACAGACTACTATAGTACAATTAATGATAGCATTGAGCCATGCCAGCAGTACCTTATTGATACTCCAATTTATGAGTATGTTAGCCCCGGGCCGGAGGAGTTGAGAGATGGCGAAAAAGAGTACCTATTTAAACCTATTGGCATTGAGTTTACTTACCCACAAAGTCTGTGCGATTTCTTAACTTTGAGCCAAGATGAGCAATACCGGAAAGTTAGGCTCACATCTGGCAGCTTAGACATTCAAGGATTTATAACTGAAGCCATGAATCAGCCAGAAGATGCTTCCGGAGGTACAACTAAGTTCACTCTGCTAATGAGCGCACAAGATGCCTTAGCAGGTGGAGCATTCACAGAAGGCTTCGACACAGGCTACGATAATGGCTAACCAAACAAGGACACAACTAAGCATTGATTCAACAACTCTCTTTCCTGACAATACCAGCCAGCTCATTAGCCCGGAGGACTTAAGAGATTGGATCACTAATGGCATTGATAGCTTCGTAACACAGAAGGACAAAAGCACCTTTGAGAATGCGTTTTATGAGTGCAAGGGCAGCACAATTGTAGCCTCTGCAACTACTGACCTGAGCCTTGCATCTGGCAACTTTGTGCATATCTCAGGCACTACCAATATCACAAGCTTTGGCACTCTTCCGGCTGGTTCAAGATTTATTCTGTGCTTTGACAACAATGCTAACATTGATGCCTCTGCTACCATCATCATACCAGGTACTTCATCAGGCAACACTAAGACTGCAGTTGCAGGAGATTGCTGCCTAATAGTCTCAGAAGGTGCAGGAGCTTGGCGCATTGCTGGCTACTTTCCGGCAGCAGGAGCAGGAGCTGGTACTATTACTGGAGTAACTGCTGGTACTGGATTATCTGGTGGAGGCACTAGTGGTTCGGTAACTTTAAACCTAGCCAACACTTCGGTAACTCCTAACAGTTACACTAATGCCAATATTACGGTTGATGCTCAAGGTAGGATTACTGCTGCAAGCAATGGCTCTGGAGGTGGAGGTTCGGGTACTGTTACCTCAGTAGATCTTACAATGCCTTCTGCATTTGCAGTATCTGGCAACCCTATTACTACATCAGGAACATTAGCAGTAACCGGAGCAGGCTTATCCAGCCAATATGTTAGGGGTGATGGCACTTTGGCAAACTTCCCAGAAGTTACCGGAGGAGGCAGTTCAATTAGTTACTATCTAAATGGTTCAATTACTCAATTGACAATAAGTGGCACTACTTATTACCAGATGAGCAAGACTCCTGTTTTCGGAGCAGGAACTAACTTTACCAGAACTAGTGCTTCAGGTGATGGC